TACGAGATTCCTCTACGTCTCGTGGGCTCGGAGATGTGTATAAGAGACAGCAGAAAAAGAGCGCGATTTCCGTCTTTGTACGAAGCGTCTCCAGGCAGCATCCAACCGTCTGAAATATTACGAGCAGAACAATCAGGCTCATTCTGCGCAAATTTCGAAGTTGAGTGCGATAGAATATGAAAATGGCGAAATTTCGTATGTAGAATACGTGAATGCTATCGAGGAAACCATAGCTGTTCTGATGAAGCATGCTGATGCGATTAATGAATACAACCAGGCAGTCATCGCCATCCAGCGGCTTACGGGCATGATGTAAGATTCTGTTCTGAGATATTTCTTTTTGATTGAAATGAGAATTAATCTCAGAACAGGCAGAAAGTAAGTTAAAGAATGAAATGATTAGAAAGGGGTGAACAGGTTCCATTTTCAGGCTCCAAATTTCACCTCTTTCTTTATCTCATAACGCCTATTTACCATAATACCGGTTATAACAAAATAGTGCTTATTTTTGCATTCGAAATCAGTTATTTATTGTTTCTGATGTTGATTATTCATGTAAAAATAAAATTTTTGGCTTATGCAAAGTAAAGTATTTGATTCTGCTCTTATGGCTATTTTTGAAGACCTTCTCAAATTGAATAATGATTTTGTTGAAGATACTTCTTTTCCTGATACTAGTTCACTTGCTAAGACCTTGCAGTCTTTAGCAGGTCAAGTTAACAACTTGCGTGTTTTCCTTGTTGATGGTTATCACGATAGGTTTTATACTGCAAAAACTAATACGGAATTTATAGATATTATTTATGGCTAAGTAAATTATAGTATAGATATGAAAAAAGAAATTTTGCAAATTATTTTGAAGGTGCTTATTTACGCACTTGGTTTAATCGGTTCAGCCGTTGGCATTTCTGCTTTGGCTTCTTGTAGTTCATCTCGTGCCGTTGAGGTTCATGGTCGTGGTGTTGTTGTTTTCCAAGACACCACTATTATTGACCATTCTTCGGACTATTTCCGTAATTATAAATACAGGTATTAAATAATATGTCAGAGTTACTTCCTTTTTTGAAATGTTTTAACCCTTTGTGGTTACGTGGTGATGGTGCTGAACGCATCCAGGTTCCTTGCGGTTCCTGTATTGCTTGTCAAAACCAAAAGCGTCAAGCGTTATCCCTTAAACTTCATCTTGAGGAGTTAAACTCTGCTTTTACATATTTAATTACTCTTACTTATGATAATGAGCATTTGCCTTTGTATAGACTTGTAGAACATGACTTTTTAAAAGGTGTTCTTATGCCCTGCCCTATATCCGATAGGATTGTTTCAGATTTCGGTGATTATGAGGATTCTAAAGATACCCCATTTATTAAACAGACTTCTGTTCTGTATGATTCTATTAGGCATTATAATGCTCAGGTACGTATGCACCAATTTAATAGACGTGTTTCTGTTCCATATGGTAATGGTACGTTTGCACTTCTTTATTATCGTGATGCTCAGTTATTTATTAAACGTTTACGTAAATATATAGATAAATATTTTCATGAAAAGGTTCGTTACTACATTGTCGGCGAATATGGTACATCGTCATTGCGTCCGCATTGGCATTTGTTACTATTCTTCGACTCGTCTGCACTTGCCCGACAGTTCGAAATTGTTGACCAAGTTGGCACCACTAACCGTCCTTCAGAGTGCGCCCATTTTTTACGTTCGCTCTGGCAGTATGGTATTGTTGACTCTAAACGGACAAACAAACAAGCCTATTACTATGTTTCTTCGTATGTTAATAAGCCTGCTTCTTTTCCTGCCGTTCTTGACGTCCTTTCTAAGCAAAAGAGTTATCACTCCAATCGCTTTGGTCAGGTTTTATCGAAAGAAGCACTTATCAAATTTATCAGAGAGCGCAACTTTGACGGATTTAGAAACCATTTCGTTACCAATTCTGACGGCTCTCAGAGCGCTTTTGCCTTATGGCGGTCGTATTACGATGAATTCTTTCCCCGATTTAGTGGGCAGCGTTTTTGCACTTCTGAGGAAACATTCGGAATATTGTCAAGCTATGAAAGATTAAGTAATTATTTTCATTCCGATTCTGTTGCTTATCTGTCTAAGTGTTTATTCTTTTGTCATGTCAATGGCGAACACTCTCCTACTATCGATTATTTCATGCATCTGTTTAGGTATCAGATTGCTATGTCTGAGCGTTCCAAGCTTGATATACTTTCAGCCTTGCAGAGTGCTATTCGTTCATCTAAAAAATTTATGCTTTATGCAAATACTCTATCGCTTACCCTGTCTGCCTACTATGATACTTATCTCAAGTTCTATAGTTATGTAGATTTACAAACACTCGCCACACACTACTCTAAGTGTGAGAGTGATTCTCGTTATGCTAAACTTTATTATGACTTTGTTATGCAGCCTTCTCATTTTTGTGTCGATAATTATATGGATACTACCGAGTTTAAACTCATGAGGTCACATGAGATCTCTAAGTTTAATAAGTCTGTCAAACATCGTCAACAGGTAGATTTAATTAATAATAGTTTATATTTATAGTATGGCTAATCGTTCTAATATTATGGGTTTGCATGGTCTTAAAAACAAGACTTCTCGCAATTCCTTTGATTTGTCGCATCGTAATTTGTTCACGGCTAAAGTCGGTGAACTTCTTCCTTGTGCCGTATTTGAGATGAACCCAGGAGATACTATTTCTTTGGATTCTTCTTATTTTACTCGTACCGCTCCGCTCGATACTGCTGCTTTTACTCGTCTCCGTGAAAATGTACAGTTCTTTTTTGTTCCGTATTCTCTTCTGTGGAAGTACTTCAATTCTCAGGTTATGAACATGACTCAAACCGCTGCAGGTGGTGACGTCTCTCGTGTTGCTTCTGGAATTGTTGATAATGCTGTTGTATCTACTCAGATGCCTTTTATCGATTATCGTTCAATTAAGGTTTACCTTAATTCTATCCTTAAAATTTATACCGATAAAAATTCAGGTTATGAGGATATTGCCCTTAATAATGGCGAATTACGTTCTGCTGCTTCTGCTAAGTTGTTGCAGTTGCTTGGCTATGGTAATTTTCCAGAACAAAATATGAAAACGTATTCTTCTTTGGCTGGTGTTGTTAATAATAATTCTTTAAATCTTTCGATTTTCCGTTTGCTTGCTTATCAGAAGATTTGTAATGACCATTACACATATCGCCAATGGCAGCCTTATGATGCTTCTTTGTGTAATATTGATTACTTAGTGCCTTCTCGTACTGGTTCGTTAAATCTCGGTCCGTCTCTTACAGATTTAACATCTGATAATTCAAAGTTGAAGAAACTCAATATGTTTGATTTGCGTTTCAGCAATCTTCCTTTGGATTATTTTAATGGTGTTTTGCCTACTGCTCAGTTTGGATCTGAGTCTGTTGTTAATCTTGCTAATTCGGGTCACGGTTCTGTTACCTTCAATGGCGATACCGGTTATCAAAATACAGTTTTTTCCGGTACCCATGTTCTTGACCGTGGAACGCATTCTCCTATTGGTGAGCATCGTTTTGAAGAATTTCGTACTGATCCTGATTCTCGTCTTATTATGAATATTGGCTCTGCTGATGCTGAAACTTGGAAAACCGGTGTTTTAGTTACTGATCATAATCACCCTGTTTCAGGTTCAGGTTCTGTTGATAATTTATCTAGTTCACTCTCTATACTTGCTTTGCGTCAGGCTACTGCTTTGCAGAAGTATAAGGAGATTCAACTTGCAAATGATGCTGATTTCGTTTCACAGATTGAAGCCCATTTTGGTATTAAGCCTAAACATGATTCAGATACTAGTATCTTTATTGGTGGTTCTTCGTCTATGATTGATATTAACCCACAGGTTAACCAAAACCTTGCTGATTGGTCTCAGACTAATGCATATAAAGGTGCTCCAACTGGTTCAGGTAGTGCAAAGATGAAATTTACTGCCGATACTTATGGCGTTGTTATGGGTATTTATCGTTGTACTCCTGTATTGGATTATGCTCACGTTGGTGTTGATAGAACTTTGCTTAAGACTGATGCTTCTGACTTTGTTATTCCTGAGCTTGATTCTATTGGTATGCAGCAGAATATTCAAGGAGAGGTAATTATGCCTACATATTACGGTAATGAATTTGGCGCTACTGATATTTCTGATATGTCTGCTCGTCTTAGTTATGGTTATGCTCCTCGTTATGCTGAGTTAAAGACAAGTTTCGACCGTTATAACGGTGCTTTTTGTTTTGGTTTGAAGTCTTGGGTTACAGGTCTTAATGTTGATAAATTAATTGGTCAACTTTATCAGTTAGGTGATGACCTTCATAAGTTGAATGCTGTTGAATTGTTTAACTGTCGTCCTGACCTTGTTTCTAGCATTTTCCTTAATCAGGAAACTTTGGTTACTGATGATGATAATCTGTATGTAGGTCTCGTTAATATGGCTTATGTCGTTCGTAATCTCAGTCGTTACGGTTTGCCTTACACTAATTAAATTTTATTATTATGAGTTTGAAAAATTATGGTTGTTCTGTTTATGTTCCACCCATTGGTGAAGAACTACAGATTGAAGATTTCGGTACATCTGTTTCTTACCATACAGATGCTTACCTTCTTGCAAAGATGTCTCAGTTGAACTTGTCTCAGAATATGCAGGATTTAATTGTTTCACGTTTTCAAGAGGTTAAGGATTCTTTGCCTCCTGAGTTGGCTGAACAGGTTAATAAACTTTCTGATGATGAGAAGATTAAGCAGACTGATTCACGATATGCTCAATTTCTTTCTGATAGAACTAATAATCTAAAATCACTTATGGATAAGTTCGAAGACTTTCGGAAAGATGTTGAAGATAAAGAAGAACGTGCTAAACTTGATGCTGCTAGTAAGTCTTTACGTGATTTTATTATTCGCTTGAGTTCTCCTTCAGAAGACTCCGACAAGTCTTAATTTAGTGTCCTAGGGTGTCGGCTCTAGGACTTTTTTATTATTATGTTACATATTAAATTTGTTGATGTTGGTGTTAACCCTATTACATCTTCATTTTATCATGACCCATTAACAGCAGCAGGCATTATTGCTGGTGCTGGCTCTTTGATTGGTGGTTTGTTTGGTGGTTCAGGTTCTTATAAGGCTGCTAAATATCAGTTGCAGGCTGCTCGAGAGACTAACAAGATGAATTACCAGATTGCACAGGAAAATAATGCTTTTAATGAACGAATGTGGGATAAACAGAATGCTTACAATTCTCCTGTTGAACAAAGAAGGAGATTGGAACAAGCAGGTTTGAACCCTAATTTGATGATGAACGGCGGTTCTGCCGGAACTGCTGAAACTGCTCCAACTGCTGATACGTCCGGTGTTCAACAGGTTCCTGATATTGGTTCAACAATTGCAAGTGGTTATCAACAATTTGGAAATTCCCTTTCTAATGCTGCTTCTCAGATTGCAGGTATGGTGTATAATAATGATTTACAGCAGGCTAATGCCGCTAAGGCTAACGCAGATGCTGATAGTGCTTCTCTAGATGCACAATATAAAGCACTTCAAAATCAGTTCGCTGCGGCTCAGTTCCTCGCTGATCTGCGTGAAAAACAATATCGTGGTTTGATTGCTAAATCAGATTATCAATATTTGCGTGATTCTATGCAAGATAGACTTGACGCTGTTAAGTTTCAGAATACTCTTACAGGTTCACAGTCTTCTTATTACAATCAAATGGCTGGTCTCGTTGATGTTCAACGTCAGATTGAGAAAACCAATCTTGATTGGTTACCACGTGAGAAGCAGGCAGGTCTAGCCGCTACTTTGCAGAATGTTCGGACTATGGTTTCCCAGATGCATCTAAACAATGCTCAAGCTAAAAACGCTTATGCAATGGCTGCTCTTAATTATGCTAATGAAGCAGGTGTGCGTATTAATAATAGATTGCAAGATTCTATTTTTGATTTGTCTGTTGGTATGGCTGAAAATCAGTATGAACAGGGTCGTGCTGATGCTGCTCAACATATTTTTGGTTTTAATCTTCCGGTTGCTCCTGCTTTTGTTTATAACCAAGCAGGTAATATGAGACAAGTTTTTGATAAAAAAGAACGTACACCTTTGGGTACACCTCATAGAAAGGCACGTAAATCTAAGCAATAATCTTTCTGTATTTACGTTTTATAGATATGGATAGATTTATTTTATATTGTATTGGCTTATTTCTAGCCTTTTTGTTAGTTGGATTGTTATTTACAATCTATTGTGCTTCTATCTCTTAATATTTGCGCGTGTGCGATTTAACGTACGCGCGCATTTATTTTGTATATATGTGCGAGTTTCCGAGTACAGGAAACGACAACCCATCCGCTAAAACTCAATCCGCTAGGCATGCAATACTTATGAAAAACACTAGCCTTTTGGTTCTTTTGGGCAATGCCAAAAGAACACCCTCGGTAGAGCCCGCGGAGCGTAAACGCGCTCGGTTCCGCGCGCTAGGCGGAACTCAGGTTATAGGGCTGAAAGCCCTAATCGCCAGTTATCGTTAGTTCTCTGAGCGCAACATAATAGACGTTACGACATTAGAAAATTCTGCGTAGGCAAATTTTCCATGTCGTGACGTTTATTATGTTGTGCGCTCGGCGAAGCAGAAAAAGGACAATAATTTTGTCGTTTGAATTGCGCCGGAGGAGCTTTTCAAACGTCAAAATTATGTTCTTTTTCACATTTCCGTTGGTCGAACACTCAAGCAAGTTAGGCTGGCGTAGCCAGCAAAAAGCAAAAGCGAGTAAATTTCCTCGCTTTCTCCACCCTCTTGTTCCTATATAGCAAAAGTGACACCACTAAAATAACGTGGTGGTAGTTTACGCACTTTTGTGCTGAATTGTAAATTCGACATTACATTTCACGTGAAACATTGTAAAAGTAAATTAAAAATCGTTTACATAATACCGGTTAGAATTAAAAAGAGGAAAGTAAAAAAAGGAGGAAATATTCCGTTGTCAGCCACTCATGATTTCATTCCGATATTTTTCATTTTCTTCATTTCAAAATTCTCCCTTTACATGATATTCAGGTTCCTGCAGTTTTCCTGCACTAAATAGCACATTTTTGATAAACCGCCAAGAAAAATGCTCAAAAAACTTTGCTTATTCAAAATAATAATCTTAACTTTGCGGCATAATTCTAAGGTAAAACCAAGATTGTCGGGCACTCAGAATCATCAAAGGTTTTATCTGCAACATAAAATGATTTCGATTATGGCAAGAATTGAAAGAACATATAGTCAGGAAAAAGTAAAGCAGATGCTGAAACTTAACGAGGTATTGCTGGATTATTTACAGAGAGAGCTACCTTCTGATGCTGTTTTCCCAAGCAAAACTGATAAGGGGATGAACGTTTTGTTCACCCCCACTCTCAAATTATTGCTCAATCTTCCATTTGCCTTCCCCGTACCATTTAACCACTTGACTTGCGGTATAAGGCTCAAAATCCCAGTCGCGGGAGTGCATGAACATGTTTGTCTTGGGGTCCCAATACCAATAATGGGTGGAACCTAGGCCATAGCCCAAACTGAGTCTGCATTCTTTCTCCTTATTAGGATGTTCCTTCATCATCTCTCGCAGATTCTTTCTTACGTGATGAACCAGGAAGACCGGAGCAAGCCGCATACTATGAATGCTTGCGGAGCTTTGGTCTACCCTACCGTGGATGAGGATTTCGACTTTTCTTATAGGTATAAGGAGACGGGGCATCGCATCTTTGTGAGGACGGTAAACCTGGGGCAACCTTGGAGGAAAATAGAGGAACGGGTGAAGGAGATTGTGAAGGGAGAAGGCAGGGATGAATGGTGAAGATTGGCGATGAGGGACAAAAGCGATGAGGGACAAGCGATGGAATCGCTTGGAACGGGGGCGAGATGGGGAC